GGAGTAGCTGGTGTATTTGCTTATATAATAAATATTATTTTTAAAAATCTTGTAGAAAGCAAATACTCACGAGATTTAGAAAAAGTTAAAACTGATTTAGCTATTATAAAAGAAAATCAATCATATAGATTTAATAAATTGCACGACAAAAGGTTTTCGATATTTGAAGAATTGTTTAAGTTACTAAACCAATATTACTACGATCTACATCTTTTTGCGCATCCTGCAATACTTTCAAGTGATGAAAATCCATATAAAAAGCAAAGATTAGAGAGATTTGAACAATGTAACAAATCAAAAAATAATTTTATATTATTTTACTTGAATAATACCATATATTTTGACGAAATGTTGATAAATAAGATAAATAATTTTAAACGATTAACCGACGAAATATTTGACGTTAATTATAAATATTTATTTATGGAACATAATATGGAAAAATTTGAACAAACAAGACAAGATTTGCAAGAATATTCTGCACCTGCTTTTAAGAGTTTCGGAAGGGTTGAATCTGAAGTTAAAAATCTATTGACCGAGATTGAAACAACATTAAGGTCACAATTATCATACGAAAGTCCTAAAAAATAAAACCATCCCAGCCGGATGGCTTTTTTATGTCCTTTTTTAGCGTTTTTACAAGTTCCAAATTTGTACTATGGAAAAAGTACAGCAGTGGTTAAATAGTGGCGCAGATTACAAAAAAGGCGTAGAACTTTACAAAAATACCGTAGGGCACAGTAAAATGTTACTGCGCCAATTAATGCATCGTGAAAATGCGTACCGCAAAGAAAAACTAATATACGAGCTTAAAAAGCTACACCGCGTTACCGCTAAAGCACTACCTACCAAGCTTACCCACCAACCTACCTGCATTAGTACACCTGTTAGTAAACCAAGCAAGCAAGTGCCAGTACTACAAACCGCCGAAAAAGAAAATAAGCGGGTGGCTCCGTTGTTTCATGAATTACCTTCAGAACTTCGGCCGGTGCTGTTAGAAGCCAATAATTTATTTAAAGAAAATTGTTTGCTTAAAGCCGAACTAAACGATTTACCAATAGATGCCGAAACCAAAGCCTTACAATTACAACATCAAATAACCCGTAATTTTAAAGCTAACGAAGTGTGCTGGGATAAAATAGAATATTGGCGAAAACATAAGCAATTACCAAAAGATACATCGGTAAAAGCTATATCGTCTTACACTATGGATCAGTTAATCAAAAAACAAGCATTGCTTAATTCATCGGTCAGCCGGATGGAAAAACGTTTAAACGAAAATAAATTAAAGTTGGAAACCGAAGAAAATCCAACACAGCGCAATAAGATCCTACGAAAAATAACCAAACAAGAAAAAGAGATCATTCAGAAGCGCGAAGAACAATTAATCATAAAAACTACAATAGATGTCAAATTTACCAGCATTTAAACGGGGCGATTCGTCGTTAGATAAAATACGAGCGTACTATGCTGATCCGAAAAAGTATGAGCTATCGCCAACCTTAGAAGCCGTACGCGAAAGATTACAGCACGTTATGCAGTTACGTTTGAACTATTGGAGCAAGCAAAAAATAGTTACGTATTTAAAAGATCATTACGACATAGAACAAGCCCAAGCGTACGCCGATATTCGAAATAGTGAATTGTTATATGGCGAAATAAACGAAACATCGCGCAAAGCCAAACAGGCTATTTTGTACGATTTTTCTTTTCAGTTTTTACAGCGTGCCCGTGAACGTGGCGATTTAAAAGCCGAAGCTAAAGCATTAGAATTACTTAGCAAATTTGGTGGATTGGATGAAGAAGATAACCTTGAGTTTAATCCTGAAAAATTTGAAGCTGTTACACCTAAGTTGTCGATCAGTAACAAAGCAATGGCTAAATTTATGGAAATGGCTATGAAAGGTGTGGTGAACCTAAACGATTTTAATGCCACCGATATTGATTTTGAAGATGTTACTAATGATGAAAATACAAATGTAGATGGTATCAGCGAAACGTAAATACAAAGAAATTGAACTCACCATACCGCAGTTTATTATAAGTATTGCACCCCAAAAACGCAAGTTTGCAGAAATGGGACGTGGTGCTGGTAAAACTACTATTATGGGTAAACACATGCGCGATTTAGTTTTAGAAATGCCACGCGCATCGTTTGCATTGGTTGGTGCTACTTATACGCAATTGTTATCAAGAACGTTACCCAGTGCTATTGAAGGTTTAGAAATGTTTGGTTTCTATCAGGATGTAGACTATGTAGTGGGTAGATGTGGAAAACGGCACGGTTATGAAATGCCTTTTCAACCACCACAGCAATGGAACAATGTTATTCATTTTGCAAATGGATCTATATTTCAGTTGGTTTCTTTAGATAATCCAAACAGCGGGCGTGGATTAAACTCGTATGCCGAAGTTGGCGATGAAAGTTTAATGTTAGATCCTGAAAAACTATACAACAACGTTAAAACAACCAACCGTGCACAGAAAAAAGAGTTTGAAAAATGTAAGTTGTTAGGGTCCGAATTTTATGTTTCTTCCACACCAGTTACCCGAAAGGGTGCGTGGTTTATTGAAATGGAAGCTAAGGCAAAGAAGAATCCGGAAGAATATTTTTTTATTTCGGCATCTGCCCTATCAAACCCTTATTTGCAGAAAGATTGGTTTAAGCGTATGCGCGATCAAGCACCAAGCCAAACCATGTACGAAGCCGAGATATTAAACATTCGCCCAAAAAGTGTAAAGGATGGTTTCTATGCAAACCTTAATCCAAAGGTGCATTACTACAGCGATTACAACACTAACTACTTAGAAGGTGTTGACATCAGTAAACGTTACCACGCCAGTAGCTTACAAGACAACGATGTTGATTTTGATGCGCCGTTAATTCTTTCGTTTGATTTTGGTGTTTTTAATAGTATGGTAGTCAGTCAAGAGATTGAATATGAGTACAGGATATTAAAGTCAATGTATACCAAAAACCCAAAGCTGTTAGATGATTTGGTAATAGAATATTTTTTACCTTATTACCGCTTTCACAAATATAAAGTAGCGTATGTGTATGGTGGTCACGATGGCCATAACCGTTTGCCAAACAGCACCCGCACATTGTTTGAGCAGATAAAGGATATCCTTACAAAGCATGGATGGACAGTTTATATTCAAGCAAAACACAGTGCGCCTACCCATGCTGAAAAGTATTTATTAAACAATGCTATTCTAAAAGAAACTGATAATCGTTTGCCGGTTATCCGCATCAACGAACACAACAATCCTGATTTAATTATAGCATTAGAACGTGCTGAAGCTAAAGAAGGATTAAAAGGTATTGAGAAAAATAAAAGCAGTGAGCGTAACCAAAGCCTGCCACAAGAACATGCTACGCATTTAACTGATGCTTTTGATGCACCTATCTTCCATAGATACAACGATAAGTTCCGTGGCAAGTCTTCAGATTTTGCTGCCCTTGGTGGTATCATGACCAGCTGATAAATTTTAAATAAAAAATTCAAAACCGAGGTGTTGCCCGTCCAATACCTCGGTTTTTTCATATATCCTGATTTTTGAAAATGGAATTTGTAAAAAATATAAGGCGACCGTCGGGGTCGATCGTGTTAAAAATATAATCTTAAATATTTTTAAAGGTTTATTCTTTTGATTTTCAAAATTATAGCTAAAAATATAGTGGAATAACAGGTACTTAATTGGGTTAAAATTGATGTCCTTTTTTTTCGTAGCGGGTAAATCGACCTTTGGTATATGGAAAACAGAACATCTATCTTTTTAAAACAGGCTTTAGAGATCATGAACACCCGCCAATCTAATGGAGATTTTGCTCCGTTTGATTGTGCTATTAGAACGTACAATAGTCAAACTGGTAAAGGTGGTAAATACATTCTTTACGAAAATGTGCGATTAGTACCTGAAGCTAATCACGATAAAAAGAAAAAGGAAACTGCCCAAACGGTTCTTAACGAGGTAAAGCAAAGCAAACGCCCCAACCATTTTAAAAACCGTTCGCGCAATATTGAACTTCCGGATGGTTCTGTAAAAACCATTAAAATCGATTTTTTAATAAGCATTAATTCGCACCCAATTATTTACTAATGGAAAAATTTGGCGAAATATCATTTGTGAAAATACAAGGCAAAACAAACGGCAAACAAAACGTTGCCGAAGTTCGCACTGTAAAAGGTTTAGATGCGCATACCGTAGCTAAACCAAATACCAAAGAAGGTAAAAAATATATTACTTGGGGAGCTGATGACAAGTTTCCTTCAACCATTTCTAAAGCGGTCCGCAAAAACGGATCGGCTTCTTCGGCTATGCGCGTTAAAGAACGTGCGCATTATGGGAATGGATTAGCGCTTTATAAAACCGAAACATCCGAAGCTGGAAAAAAGGTAATTCGTTATATTTCAATTGAAGATGAACCGACGATACAACCTTTTCTAAAACAAATTAAATACAAATTGTTTCTGCAGGAAACTATTAAAGATTTAGAATGGTTTAATGTGGCGTTCCCTGAATTTGTTTTATCGCCCGATAGAAAATCAATTGCATCCGTACGCCGCCAAAAAACAGCGTGGATTCGTTACGAAGCTCCGAATGATAAAGGCATCATCGAAAATGTTTTTATTTCGTCAAAATTTGGCACAAGCAACAACGTAGATGTTTCTGATAAAAACTACGTTTCTAAAATTCCTTTATTAAATCCGTATTTAACAAAAGACGAAGTTATAGCGTACTGTCAGCAAAATAAAATCGACCGTTTTACCATTCCGTTTGGCTTTCCACTGACCGATGAATCTTTTTATCCGGAAGCCGATTGGCATTCTATCCTTCATAGTGGTTGGTTAGAAGTTGCTAACAGCGTGCCCGAATATAAATTAAACATTTTCCGAAATCAGGTATCGGTTAAGTTCATCATTGAAATCGATGAACGTTACTTTCAAAAAGTGTACGAAGACCAGTGGGAGAAATATCCGATTACCGAAAAACTATCGATCCGTAAAAATTTAATCGAAGCTATTACCGATGAACTTTCGGGCAATACCAATTCGGGCAAATCTGTATCATCTATCATGTTTGAAGATGAAAAAAGCAACCAAATATCAGCTGTAAAAATCACACCAATTGACGATAAATTAAAAGACGGTAGTTATTTACCCGAAGCCGAAGCCGCCAACAGTGAGGTGTTGTTTGCTATGGGTGTAGACCCTTCGGTAATTGGTGCAGGTATTCCGGGTGGTAAATTGGGCGCAGGTTCGGGATCTGATAAACGAGTAGCATTTAATATTCTGCAAAGCCTTAAAACGGCCGATAGAGATATTACCCTTTCAATTTTAGAATTCATTCAAGATTTTAACGACTGGGATCCTAAAATAAAGTTTGCTTTCGAAAATATCGAAATCACCACTTTAGATAAAAATCCAACATCAACCCAAACAGGCATTTAACATGATACACGATACTCAACTTTTACAGCAATACGTTCCGGTGGCAGCTAATTTTAATTTTACGGTTTTTGAACCTTATTTAAAAAAAGCAAACCGAGAGTTTTTAAGAAAATACATTGGCGATTTGTACCAAACCATAACCGATTTGGATATAGATACCGATTTAAAAGAACAGGTTACCGATTTAATCTACACAGCCGCTGCGAATTTTGCGTACTTTTTGTTTACGCCTTTTAATTCCGTTACTATGGATTCATCGGGCATGGCAAATATCACTACGCAAAATCGCAGTAACATTACTATGTTTCAGTTGAATGACATCCGTCGTGAGTTGCTTCGTTCTGCGCATTCGGCAATGGATGAACTTTTGGAAGTGTTAGAAGCCAACCCAACAGCTTTTCCGACTTGGCACGAAAAATACAGCACCATTTACAACCAATACATTGTAAACAGTACAGCTGTTTTTCAAAGTGCGTATAATATACACAACAGTCGACAAACGTATTTGGCACTGCAACCAAGCATTCAGCTAATTGAAGATAAATTACTACAAACTACCTTTTGCACCGATTTACTTTCGCACCTTAAAACGGGTATTTTAAATACAACCGATAAACAGTTAAAAGCCTTACTGTCAAAAGCAGTGGTAAACGCTACGGTAGCAAAAGT